AAAGTTAAAATTAAAAGTTATTGTTTTACTACTCTGCCATCTGCAACAGCTTGACTAATTTCGTCTTCAAACTTGTCAAACTCATGTATAGACATTGCAGCAATTTCCCTTTCAGTCCAAATTTTCTCTTGCTGTGGCTCAACTGCGGTTGTCTTAGTTGAAACCATATCAGCAGCAGATTTTCTGGACTGCTTAGAAGATGGCTTTCTAGCTTTAGTAGAATCCATACCTGTATCACGTTTATATAAGTCTAGCGCACGACTAGCAAGATCACCGTCATTCGCATTTTTATATATCCAATCTTGGATTGATTTAGGTTGTGCTTTCGCCCAATCATGGAACTCATCGCTGTTTTTAATATTTTCAAAATCAGGATGATTACCCATCAATCTTTCGTGTGCCTGTTTAGTAATTAAATCTGCTTCACGTTCCTGTAAGGATGCAAGCTTTTCTTCTAAGGTTTTAGTCTTTTCAGAACTTTGCATGTGTGCTACAGTTTCAACTACTTCATACACATCTGGATATTGTTCTCTAAATTTTTCCAAGTCCTCTGGAGACTTTGGAGCTACATATTGAGGCCTGTTTTCGGCAGCCTCTGTCAATAGTTCCTGTTCTCTTACTTTAAACTCTTCTAATTTAGAATCGTAATGCGTCTTCAAATCGTCATATCTTTTTTTATAATCAGGCTTACTGTAAGGTTTAGCCTTCTTAGTCTGTTTAGTTTGTTTTTCTTTTGCTTCTTCAGGAGCTTTCGCTTCTGTTTCTTGCTCTTGGAAAAATAAACTATCCGAAGATACAAACTCTGTCTTATCTTTCGTATGCCAAGATTTATTGGCGTTATACGGATTTGGGGTTTCTTCTTTTACTTCTTGTTTTGCCATTTTCTTTACTCCTACTCAGGGCTTTCTAAACAAAGTAGCTGCATATGTCGACTGTGCAGGGTTTGTTTTTGTAAAGGTAGCCTTTCGGTTAATGTTGTGATAAAGGGCTTAGAATAAACTAAGGTGGCTCTATCGTTATTGCAGACGCGGATTGACAGATAACATTCCTTTTTTGATTTCATCTTCAGCTATGTCTTCATCGACAGGCTTTCCAAAGCTATCTACTTCAGGTTCGTCTTCTATCTCACCACCTTCTGCTACTTCTTGTCTTACAACATCAGCTTCAGCTTCGGCATCTTCCATCATACTCTGTAATCTATCCGCGCCTATTTGTTCTGTAGCTTTTGCTGTAAAGACAAACTCACCATCCGATAACCTTGCAGGTATCGAATCGGAGACTTCTGAACCCGGACCATCAACTGGCCCAGCTCCTGAAAATTCTGTGGCTGTATCCATGAGCTTATCAAACATTACACTTAACTCTGGATCAGCTTCTAATTTATTCATTAATGACGCTTCTTCTTCGGGAGATAAAGACTGTGAGATTATAAAATCTAAGTACTCATCTTCCATTTGCTCGTCAGGCAACATATCTGGTTCTTGTTCTATAGGCATTGGAGCTTCTTCTATTGCTTCTTCTGCAGGCATCATCATAGCCATTTGAGCATCTACATCTCCACCTTCTTGATATTTTTCTTTTCCTTTAACAACAGGAGTTACAGAAACAGCGACTCCTACAATTTCTTTTTTCTTTTTCTTTGCCATTAGCTAGTCTCTTTAATTGTTTGTTTAACCTGTTGGGGCAACTGGAGCAATCGTTCCAGAGAACTGATCCTCCCCTGGCTGCGGTATATTTCCAGTTCCGATGTTGCCACCGCCAGTACCTGTAACTCCAAGTTCTTGAGGTGCTTGAGGTACTCCTCCACCGCCACCCATTGTTGGGGATTGTTGACCAGTGGGTTGAGCTTCCTCGCCTGTATTTTGTCCAGCATTTTGCATACCTATTATTTGGGCCATGATAGCTGCTTCTTCAGGATCGTTGAGTATCTCATCAGGATCTAAATCTAAGCTATAGGCTAGTTCACTTATTAACTTAGAAATCTTAACAAAAGGAGCAACAGCAGGGCTTTGTGCAGTTTGTAAGAACATAGTCAATCTCTGACTTCTTACTTCTTTCTGCATAAGACTGTTTGTTCCAGAAGCATTAATTTCTAAATCGCCTTTAACATCCATCTCGCCTTCAAAGAACTGCATGTTCCATTGAAAGTACGCTTCCCCCAAAGGCTTCAATAAAAAGTCATCTAGGTTTTTCACAACTGTTTTAATATTTAAACTAGCTGCTCCTAATAACATTGACATTCCAGAAGCTGTTCTTGTCATACTCTGGACACCTGTTTGTCCATGACTATAACTAGGTATTCCAGTTTGCTCATCAGCAAGCTGTCTGAACTTATCAAACATCATCATATTTTCATTAGATGTGTTTGGAAATTTTAATCCGTGTATTGCTTGTCCGGGCATCCCTGCTTGTCTGCGGAATATCTTTCCCGGATATATGTCCATAGATTGTCCACCTACAAGAGCTGACTCATCTATATCAAAGACTACAGAGCCTGATAGGGCTAAGTTGTCTACAGCCATTCTTGCGTGACCATTCATTACTTGTTGGCTATCGTCCATGTTCTCTGCTACACCAATACCAAAGAAATTGTATGGGTTTCTTTCGTAAGGGAAAGCATGATAAGGAATACGATAAGGAGTAAATGGGTTAATTACTGCACGTAATAATTTATTACCAGTTACCCAAGCATTGATCTGTACTTCATCTAAATCGTCTACTGTGTCGGGTAAGTCAATCCCTACTTCTCTTGCGTATTCCGCATCCATGATGCCCCAATACTCAAGAACTTCATAGTTCCCTTGATAGTCTTCGCTGCCTCTAGCATCATCTTTTAAACGGCTTTCAAAATCCTTTTCTTCATAGTTCGGCCCCATCTTTAGACAATCTCTAATAGCATCTTCATCAAAATAAGGCATGTTACGCAACTGGCGTAGCTGACTACGATTCATCTTATGGCGATGTACTACAAACTCACATTCATCCATATTAGTTGCTGCGGGATCAGGATAAAAATCCCAACAGCTTACAAACTCTATTCTAGGAACTCTAACCTCTCAAGGATTATAATCTCTAGTTCCTTCTTCGGTTTCATCCCATTTATGTAATTTCTTATTAAAATTAAATGGGCCTTTAACAAGACCTGTGCCTAACATAGCAGACTCGAGTAAAGCATTTCTTATTTCTGAAGAGCCTTTTGATTCTTCTATCTGGTCATGGATAAGTTTCTCCATGCGTCTTGCGGCTTTCTGTGCAGGATTTAATTCTAACTTACTAGGATCGGAGCTATATCCTTCTACTAGCATATCTCCCGCTTGATCTTCTATAGAGTCTGTGAAGATTCCTTTACCAAAAGTAGCTCCTGCTTTTAAAGTTCTTCCATCCCCTTCATAACCTACATCATAAGGATTTTCTTCTTGAGGAGGATCTTCTATCCGGTTGCCTATGTTATCAGGTAGAGATGTTTCCATTCCCGGCTGTGCATTGGCTGTATCTAGATGTGCTGAAGTATACTCGCCTTCAGGTACTTTAGTTTCTGTAACGCCTATAGGGAACTTACCAGTTCCGAATATAACATCTACTAATTGACCAAAAGCTGCTAGTACTTTTGTCTTAGTAACTTTTACGAATATTCTAGATTTTTCAGAGGCTCTAAACTTAACAGATTTATTATACATCCCCCGATAGTTTTCATAGGCTCTTAACCATCGGCGCTCATCCATATCTCTTTTATCTTCAGCTTGTGCAAAGCGGGCCTTTATTATGCCTACTAAATTTGACTGTTGATCTTCTTCGAGGTTTAGGGCTTTTCCTGTTTCACCGTCAACTTCTTCATAGATGTTATCAGCGCTTAAAAATGTATTTTCTTTTTCTGCCATTTATTAATATCCAAATGTTGAGTCTGACGGATTGTATACATCAGATCTAATTCTTAACCTTCTATCATAAGGATGGTCTACTCTTGGACGGCTCATTAATAAATAACGTAAAGCGTCATAAGCGTGGTCTGAAGCATTAGTATCCACATCTTCTGAATTAGTCTTAGATAGTGGAATACCTTGTAGCTCCCTAATTAGGTTACTGCAACTACTCACTATCTGTAATCTTGGTCTTCCATTTTCAGGACGCTTTCTTAAATATTCGTGTATCTGAACTTTACCTGCCACCCTGTTCTTGTCAGCCCTTCTTAACTTATGTCCTTTATTGACAAGTGTTTCACCAATAGTAGGACCAGAATATCCCGTTCTAGCCCATGCAGCAGTATCTAATACTCCCGGTATAGACTTTATTTCACTTTCTTCCATATATGTTATTTTATCAGCTAACGCGTTCCCTGTAAGACCTTTTTGGTATAGTTCTCTATATATGATGATGGTCTTGTCTTCGGGATCCACGGCAGCCCATAAACAACAACTTTCTGCAGCATAGCCATAGTCTACGCTTTTCAATCTTTCCCACCAAGACGGTATCTCGAAAGGAGTTATTACATGAGCCTCTGGTTCAAACTCTGCAAACGCTGCTCCTTCTGCTATATCCCAATTACCTTCTAGTAACTGTTTACGTTGTACAGCAGGAAGCGAGTTAAGCATCCTTTCATATTCACCGTCTTCTGCTAAGTACGGGTTATCCTGTAATCTAGCAGGGATGAATTTTCTTGTAAGCCCATCATGTCCTATAAAAGCTGTATTGAACTCTGATGGTAAGACATATCTTTTCTTTACCCAATGCGCACCAACTCCACCCGGATTCGCTGTGCATCTAAGATAAGTCTGTAAATTCTTATCTGTCGTTCTTAATCTTGAAGCTAAGTAGTTCCAGCCAAACTCTGTTGGAAGATGTGTTATCTCGTCAAAACCTATCCAACTATATGCTTGTCCTTGATAACGGTAGACATCTGCATCTCGTTCAAGGAATCCAAACTCAATCTTAGCTCCGCTAGGAAAGTTCCATAACTTCTCAACTTCTCTAAACCTAGCTCCTTTAAAAGCTTTGGGATATAATTCCCTAGACTTATCTATCAGTTCTCTTAATTCAGGCATTGATTTTCTTAGTATCAACGCCCTATGTACTGGATTATGACAATAGCGCAACGGATCTATTAACATCGCGTAGCTTTTACCACCACCAGCAGCTCCACCGTATAAGACATCCTTTTCTGGTGCAGCTAAAAAATCTTTCTGCGGTCCTTCGTTAGGCATAAACTCAACATAAGAACCTGTATCATCTAAATGCTTTTGTATAGCATCTGGTAATTCTTTACTTTCTGTTTCAGTAATAACATTAGATGTTAGAACTTTTTCACTTTTCTTTAACTCTTTCTCTGCTGCCTTTAAATTTCTGCGCAGCTTTGTAACTTTAGAGTTTTTCTTTTTTAAAGCTCTTTGTGCATGTAACGTAGCTCTAACATCTGATAACTCAGAATTTTTAGGCCTACCACGCTTTTTTTGTGGAGTACCGTCCTTCTTTAGTATATAGCTCCCTTGAGCATCTGTCAAGTATTTTTCAGGATTTTTTTCCCAATCTTCCATATACCTTATCCACGTGTTTCTTTAAACCCATACGGCTGATCTTCCTGCCTGTTTCTGCTTCTAACCAATCTACTCCTATACCTAAACTGATTTCCCCTGCATTAACAGATTCAGCAACTTCTTTCAAGATACTAATCTCATCTGAGATAGGTTTTAAGTAACCATCAATAGGAGACAACTCATAACCAAAAGGGATAGTAGAAGAAGTACGTCTGATATACTTATTTGGTACTAACATATTCACTATACTTCATCTTTTTTGGCGGCCATAGTTCTTAATCTGTAAAAAGTCCTCTTTAAACTTCAGGGTATTCTTACGTTGGTTCAAATTATAGCGCTGGTTTCTCTTACTTTGTTTTTTAAAACGGCTATCCCTACTGTTTTTCTTCATACTGGTAGCTTAGAAACTAACTTAGCCCATAATTCAGGCTTTTTTCTTTTAATAATAATTCCAGCTACAACAGCTACGAAAATTATACCTATTAGAAAATCCATAGTATTATTCCTCTTCGATTACAGTATAATGCTCTTGGTTTATTTCAATAGGAGCTTTATCCGGCATTAAAAAGATACCGCCCCCTACATTATGATTAACATCTACCCTATCTACTTTAGATACACCTACCCTATCTAATAAAGTAGTGGCTGCTGCAAGCTTATTGTTAGCTTGAACTATAGGTCTTTTAGACTCCATGATCTCTACTAGCTTAAAAGCTGCTTTAGGAGCTGATGTCGCTAATACTTCTTTAGTTAATTCTAGTATTTCAGACTTCAAACTCTTAACAACATGGTAATAAGGAGAAGAATAACCAGCTAACTTTGCAGCCTCTTTAGCATCTCCTTGAGTCTCTACAAGATTCTTTAGGAAAGACTGTTGTTTTACTGTTAATTCTCTTTTTCTTTCTTTTTTTTCTATATTATTTAATACTGCCATAGTAAAATAGTATATATGCCCCTGAAGATTTGTCAAGTTATTTACGATAATACTTGACAAGTGGTGATCTGAACTATATACTAGAGTAATCCATCCCCCGGGGTTGCATTAGTATAGGGATACCTTTATATACTATATAGTCTTTATAGTCTTTATAGCCGGTAGAGTCTTTGGAGACTCGCGTTGAATCTTTAGAGTAACTGGTTGATACCTCAATTCCCCTAAAAATGTATATGTATTGTATATATATAGGGTGGGGGGCTATGGTCTCCTGCCTCCCCCTAGATCTTTGTAGACTCTAGTGCCGAAACAGAGGCCCTCGCAAGCTCGGAAGACTCTTTATTCTCTAAAGAACTCCATAGTCTTCAAAGACTTGGGGAGACTCAGGAGAACTAGCCCCCTTTTTAAAGAGTTAATCTAGTTGACGGGGAAATAAGAGGCTTTGAAGTGTAATTTCCCTCCATATAATCTCAACAGACTCAACAGACTCAACAGGGCTAGATTACCCTTATTCCTTCATAACCACTTGAAACCACTGGTGTTTCCCCTTCCTTCTTACATTCGTTAAAAGGAACTGCACCTTAGGTTTAGCAAGGAAGGGATTAAATATGATTTTTATTTAAATTTAGCACCAGAAGCTTAGTATAATTCTGTGGGTAACTTGATGAGAACAAGAGCGCAACGGAGATACCTTTAGTATCGAAGTAAGAGCTTGTGACCTTCATTGTTATCCATGATTATACAAGCAATAAAGAATCAATTCAGCTTGCCTGAATTAACATTAGCCGGGTGGGGTTAAGGGGAACTTTAGAGCAAGTTTTACTTGGTCTTAAGTTGGGCTTTCATTTTTTTATTTTTTTAGGGCCCGAAACAGCGTTAAGAAAAATTCGGCCTAGAAAAATAATTGATATATTGCTTGTCATTCGGTCACCATTCAGGCATAGTATAGATACAGGTTAAATAATTTTTAAAGGGGTAAAAAATGGTAACAATCAAATATAAAAATCAAGAAGTAGATTGTCACGGGGTACTCAATGATGAAGATATTATCATCATGGTATCTTATTTAAATGGGAATGATTACGAAGATTTAGTAGATAATCATAATTATAAAACTGATGAACCATTTAAGAATTGGACTGAAGCGGTTCACTACTTAATTGACCTTAATCGGTTTGGTGAAATCATAGAATTGAGTCAGGGGTAAAAAAATGAAAGATATTAAAACCGAAATTACCAACAAGATAATCGAACTCATGGAAACGCATGGTTCAAATTGGGTAAAACCGTTTAGCTCATTACATAGTATGCCGGTTAATTCTTTAACGACAAAAGCATATAGGGGTATGAATTGTCTTTGGTTGGGGTTGCAAGGCGAGACATATTGGGCAACATATAAGCAATGGCAAGAACTGGATGCGCAAGTTATGAAAGGCTCAAAGTCCTCAAGCATTGCCGTACCAATGCCAATTAAAGATAAAAAAACAGAAGAAATCAAAGGTACTTATTTTCGTTCTGCTTCTGTCTTTTCTGCTTCTCAAGTTGAAGGTTGGGAAGCGCCAACAGTAGAAACACCAGACCAGACCGAGATATTAAAAAACGTTGATAATTATATTAAGAAGATTGGCGCAGATGTTCGACATAATTCTTGTGGCGGTGCGTTCTATAATCCATCAAATGATTATATTCAAATGCC